ACTGAAACATGGAACAATTCAACTGTTGCGTTTACTGGCTTGAAGCTGAATGTTACCGATACGGCGTCAAACGCCTCGTCGTTGTTTATGGATTTTCAAGTTAGTGGATCAAGTAAGGTTTCAATTAGAAAAGACGGTTCCATATATTTTGCTTCCACAAACACAGGTCTTGGACTTAATAATAGCACCTTAATTTTGGGTAACATAATTAACCCTGCTATGGCGGTTACAGGGTCTACTTCTGTTCAAATAACAGCGTTTGGACAATTTGGGTTCGCGACGGGAAATCCATCTTCTTATGCAGCACCGGATGCTATCCTCACCCGCCGCGCCGCAGCCAATCTTCGTTTTGGAGCAGCAGATACTAACACTAGTGCAACGGTCACGATTACGATTGCGGCACCAGGTGTTGTAACGTGGACATCGCATAACCTTACTACAGGCTCACCAGTTAACTTCTCAACAACAGGTGCATTGCCAACAGGTATCACTGCCGGAACAAACTATTACATCATTTACGTTGACGCGAATAATTTCCAACTTGCAACAACTGCCGCGAATGCCTTTGCCGGAACAGCCATTACAACAAGCGGTACACAATCTGGTGTGCAGACAGGTTACAAAGGCCCTGTATCTCAAGTTCTGAGCGTTCAAAGCTTATCTACAGGGGCTACCAATCTCGCTGGCGCACCATTGCGTATTACTGGCTCACAAGGAACCGGATCTGCTGCTGGTGGTGATATTGTGTTCCAAGTTGCTCCGGCAGGATCAGCTAATACATTCACTGTAACCTTTACCAACGGATCATCTACAATTGCTGGTACGGGTTTGCCGACAACTGCGAATACTCCTGTCGCTTTTACAACCACAGGTGCATTGCCGACTAATTTTGCAATCAACACCACTTATTACATTCTAGCTGGTTCAACTTCCACTGCCATCACAGTGGCCGCAACAGTTGGCGGAACAGCAATTGTCGCTGGCAGTGCTGGTTCCGGTACGCAGACGTTGACTCAGGCAGTAGCTCAAAATTCTTTGGCTACGGCGCTGACGATTACAAATGCACGTGAACTTTCATTCAATAATGGTTTTGGCACACTTTCTACAAGCAATTATTTTTTAACATCAAATATGACTGCTTCGTTTACTACAGTCAAAATTGGTGGTGATATTTTTCTCTGGCGCAGAGCTGCCGCCAACCTTCAACTTGGCAATGCCGATGCAGCCGCTCCTGTAGCACAAACACTTAGCGTACAGTCTGTTGTTGCGGGTACAAGCAATACCGCAGGTGCAAACCTCACAATCACAGGGTCACAGGGAACGGGAACAGGCGTCGGCGGAAATATAGCGTTCCAAGTCGCAACAGCAGGAACAACAGGAACAGCGCAAAACGCGCTTGCGACTGCTTTTGTGGTCAACCAAGACAAAACCGTATCCTTGACAGGGTTTACAGTCGCTGGGCTTCCAACTGCAGGTACAGTTGGGCGGTTTGCTTATGTTACCGATGCCACTGCCCCCGTATGGAACTCAACTTTAACTGGCGGTGGGTCATCAAAAGTACTTGTTTTCGATAACGGTACTAACTGGGTCGCAATGTAAGGATAAAGCATGTCTAATACATATCAATGGGCGGTTAATTCAATGACGGCTTATCCAGAGCATGAAGGTCAACAAGATGTCGTCTTTCAGATTGCATGGGTATGCAGCGCAACAGATGGGCAGGGCCATAATACAGCTGTTTATGGCACGGTTGATGTAACTTATGTGGCGGGATCATCATTTACGCCTTATAGTCAAATCACGCTTGAACAAGCAAATAGTTGGGTCGCAGACGCTCTTGGGTTAGATGGTGTTGCTAAGGCTGAGGCAGATTGTGACGCTCAAATTGCGGCGCAAATCGCACCAGGGCCTATTACGCCACCTTTGCCTTGGAATTAATAGGTGAGATATGAGTACTTCCGGCACTTATAATTTCAATCCTTCGCTCGGCGAGATTGTGCTTTATGCATACAATCTCTGCGAGATCAGAAACACGGCCATTGCTCAGGAGCATATGGAAGCTGCTCGAATGGCGTCCAATATGCTTTTATCAACATGGTCTAACCGCGGCGTAAATCTCTGGACTGTTAATCTTGAACAGATTTTATTTGCCCAACAGCCGGCAATTTTGTCTGGCAGCGGCAATGGAACAACTTACACATTGACATATGCCACGCCAAATACGCCTGTCTACACAGTTGGTTTGCAGATCACGGTATCCGGTACAGGTGTAGTCGATGGATTGCAGACGGTCACTGCATCTTCAAATGGCTCTGTATCATTTGCATCAACTGTATCTACAGCCGTATCTACAGGTACAATTTCTTCATCAACGCCTGCGGCTACATATTCCGTTGATCCAAGCACTGTTGTCCTTTTGGATACTTATGTCACAACGACTGCATCAACAACGCAGCCAATTGACCGTATAATTCTTCCGGTCAGTCGGACGGAATACTCCTCTTATCCAAACAAACAGCAAACTGGATTTCCAACCGTTTTTTGGTTTGATCGTCTAATTGACTCTACGCGGTCAGCTGGATCGCCCGGTCCTTCAGTAACATTATGGCCTGTGCCGGATGGCACTTCGTCGCAATATTTGAAGTATTACCGCGTTCGCCAGATCCAAGATTCTAATCTTACAAATGGGCAAACGGTTGAAATCCCGTATCTCTGGATGGAAGCTTACGCATACGGGTTAGCCGCAAGACTTGCTATTATCTGGAATCCGCAGAAAGCAGCATTGCTAAAGCCTTTGGCTGATGAAGCATACATGATCGCGGCTGAACAAAACGTAGAAAGTTCAAATTTTTATATAAGCCCTCAAATTCAGGGATTTTTCAGATGAATAATATATTTTATGTTTATGAGCATTGGCGTCCAGATACCAATATCTGCTTTTACGTAGGTAAAGGTAAGGGGAAACGTGCTTGGGATTTAAAAAATATGAGAAATCGCCATTTTTTGGCGGTTGTTTCTAAATTGACATCTATGGGGTATACAATTGATGTAAGATTAATTGCTACCGATTTGTCTGAAAACGATGCTTTAAATTTAGAAATAGAAAAAATTTCATTTTATGGAATTGATAATCTTACAAATATGACTGGCGGGGGAGATGGATTAAAAAATCCATCAAATGAAACACGAGAAAAAATTTCAAAATCTCAAAAAATTCGTTTTTTAAGACCAGAAGAAAAAGAAAAAATTTCTTTAAGGTCAAGAGGAAAAATTGCATCTAAAGAAACAAAGAAAAAACTTTCTATGGCTTCTTTAGGAAGAAAGCATTCTAAAGAAACTATTGAAAAAATGAAAATCGTTGCAAAAAAACGAGGGATTTCAAACGAAACAAGAATTGCCCAAAAAATAGCGGTTACTGGAAAAAAAAGAGCTCCTTTTTCTGAAGAAACTCGCGCAAAAATGTCAGTTGCATCCAAAATTCGTGAAACTAAAAAACGTGAATTAAGGATGGCATCATGAGACCTCATGGCCGCGCATCAGTATCGTCTAGAAACCCACGGGCATTCGCTATTTGCGATCGTTGCGGTTTTTTGATGAATCACGATCGGTTGCAATGGCAATTTGACTATGCCGGAGCTGGCCTGATCAATAAGCGCATTTTGGTGTGTTCACCATGCCTTGATACGCCACAAAACCAACTTCGTGCAATCGTCCTGCCTGCGGATCCGATCCCAATTCAAAATTCGCGTGTGCAAGATTATGAAGCAGCGGAAACGGACAATATCGCTCTTAATGCGCCAACAGTTACAGATTTCTGGACAGGCATTCCAATGCCGTCAACGACTGATATTGTTACTCAGGACGGCGTAAACGTCACAACACAGGTCATTGGAAAACCGACAGATCTCAATCAAAACGCGGTTATGCCATTGGTTAATGGCGTAGATTACCGCGTTACACTCAATCCAATATCAATATCATCGACTGGGACAAGCACCGTTACTGTGACATTTGCATCTCCTGGACATGGGTTGGTTACGGGAAGCCAAATTGCAGTTCAGGGACTGACGAATAATCTTGCAAATGGCACATATAGTGTGACCGTTTCCAACCCTCTGATCTTCACTTATCAGGTAAACAATGCTATTCCAGCGGGAGGTCTTTTACAGGGCACCACGCTGATGGTGACCGCCCTTGTGGGTGTGCCGCGCAACTATAACCAAATACCGCTTACTGGGGTTTAAGAATGGCGAATGTTACCTTAACCAATCTGCCTACAGTAACCGCTTTGAACGGATCTGAGCCGCTTCTCGGCGTTCAGTCTGGATCATCCGTACAGATCACGACTGGTCAGATTGCAAGCCTCGCATTGGGCGCCGGAGGGGCTCCATTCCCCGTATCCGTAGGCGGCACAGGCGTCTCAACGTTTCCCATCGCAAACGGCATTATCCTTGGCAATGGCACGAATGCCTTGACCCAAATAGCTGCTCCTGCTGGAACAAACTACGTCCTAGTTGGCAGTTCTGGTGGTTCATATTCGTGGCAACCGACGATTCCGACGACGGCGGGTGTTGATAGTATCAGTTTTGGTACAACCGGACTTACGCCATCAACTGCACAATCTGGCGTCATAACCGTCGCAGGTACACTTTTGCCATCAAACGGCGGTACAGGCATCACATCTCTTGGCAGTGGCATTGCAACATGGTTGGGAACACCATCGAGCGCCAATCTTGCTACAGCCATGACGGACGAAACGGGTTCCGGCCTTCTCGTTTTTAACAATACGCCAACATTCATTACGCCTGTTCTAGGCGCTGCAACGGCAACAAGCATTACATCGCCTACCATTTACGGCGGATCCGGCGCCGCATCAACACTGACTTTGCAGTCTACATCTGGCGTTGGCACGACCGACAGCATTCTTCTTAAAGTCGGCAATAACGGCGCGATCACGGCGCTTTCTGCATCAACAACAGGCCAAGTTACTGTTCCATTTTTGGCAACAAGCTCTTCAATCAGCGTTACGCCTGTTCTGTCGTTCAATGCGTCGAATGCGTCATTTGCTTCCGGAGCATCCGTTTCTGGCAGCTATTTGCAAAGCCTTTTGCAAAATAAATCAGGAACAGCAGGCGCTTCAACAAATTACGTTTTAAGCAATGATTTGGGCACAGATTCGACATATTATGGCGAATTTGGCATGAATAGTTCAGTTTTCAGTTCAGGGACGCCATCAGATTTTTTCTCCCTCAACAGCGGAATTTATTTTTCTGGCCATGATGGCGACATCACAATTGGCTCTGGAAATGGGTTTAAAACTTATTTTGCATGGGGTTCAGCAGGTGGAAGCGCCCATGTCATCAATGCTTCAGGCGCTCTTGGGTTTAATACAAACCTTGCCGCAACTTCTGGTACAACAGGGTTTGGTACGTCTGGACAGCCATTAATTTCGGCTGGTTCAGCGGCTGCTCCTGCATGGGGCACTTTGGCCCTCGGAACTGCAAATACAAACGTCAGCGGTACGCTTACGGTCACCAATGGCGGTACTGGCGCGGGTACTCTTACGCTTAACGGCGTTCTATATGGAAATGGTACAAGTGCTATTCAGGCGACTGCCGTTGGAACAACTGGTCAAGTCCTCGTTGGAACTTCTGCATCTGCGCCTTCTTGGACAACCGCACTTACTGGCCTGACAACCGTAACGGCTACGGGCGCGATCACATTCAATACAACGACCAATAACCAGTCTTATACGACAACAAGTACAGGCACGATCACGATCTCGTCTGGTACGACCGGGTCAATCAGCAATATGTCGATCAGCGGTTCGACCGGATCCTTCACAACGCTCACAGCATCGAGCACGGTTACGCTCAGCCCCGCGAATGCCAACGTCTTATTGCAGCCGACGGGAACGGGCGTGGTCACCATCGGGCCTGCAACTCTTGGCACGATCAATAACATGTCAGTTGGGGCGACTACGGCCTCGACGGGTGCATTCACGACTGTCACAGCATCGACGAGCGTTCTTTCCCCAGGTACTGGCGGCATCGGCTACAGCACGGGTGCTGGCGGCACGGTTACGCAGGGAACGAGCAAGGCGACAGCTGTATCGTTGAGCAAGATTACTGGCCAGATCACGATGAACGGCGCGGCACTTGCTGCAGCTACAATCGTGAGCTTCACGCTTACGAACACAACAATTGCTGCGACAGATTTCGTACTCGTTCAGCATTCATCCGTTGGCACATTGGGCGGTTATACATGCACCGCGACTCCTGCAGCAGGTTCAGCGACAATTTACGTTAGAAACAATACGGCGGGTTCACTGTCGGAAGCCATCGTCCTTCAATTCGTAGTTATTAAGGCAGTGACAGCATGATCCTTGATTTTCAATCACTCATTGATATAGCTCTTACGGCATGTCTTGCAGCAATCGGATATCTTTATCGGCAGATCGTCGAAGATCAAAAACAAGATCGGCAAATGATAAATGATTTGCGCGTTGATCTTCCATCAAGATACGTCAGCAAAGACGATCTTATGGCGCATCTACAGCGCATTGAATCAATGCTAAACAAAATATTTGAACGTCTTGAACAGAAGGCTGATAAGCCATGAGCACAACGAACACGGCACTTAATGAACCACTGAATAATTCTTCAGGTTGGGACATTCCGCTTAATAATAACTTTACCATCATTGATGGTTATTTCGCGCAGACCGCATCAATTTCAATCACGACTGCTAACGTGACTCTTACAGGTCCGACAGCAACGCCAAATTCTTCGTCTTTGGGTAATACCCAAAACATGCTTATTAGCTTGACGGGAACATTGACCGGAAATCGCTATTTGATTTTTCCAGCTGGCATTAAAGGCCGTTGGACGATTAAAAATAATACGGGAAATGTTAGTACTACTCCGTATACTGTCACATTGACGACATCCGTTTCCCCTCCGGGAGCATATAATAATATTGTTGCCCCTCAAGGATACTCCGTTACTGTTTACTCTGACGGGTCAAATATTTATTTTGATAATGATGGTCTTACACAATTGGGTGGGGCAGGATCATTTACGACAATAACGACAACGGGAAATGCAACGATCGGTGGCAATTCAACAATAGCAGGAAATGAAACAATTTCCGGAAAATTGATTGCACAAGGAGCGGCAGCAACCTTAGGGGCGTTGGTCAATAATATTTCTGAAACTGCCACCATAGTTGCGTCTGGCGCTACTGGGACAATTAATTTTGACATAACAACACAGTCAGTTCTTTATTATACGTCAAATTCGACCGCAAATTTTACACTTAATATCCGCGGCAATAGCACCAATACTTTAGATAGCTTGCTTGGAGTTGGTCAGGCGGCAACAGTTGTTTTCATGAATACGAATGGAACAACTGCATACTATATGAATAGTTTTAAGATAGATGGAACATCTATAACACCTAAATGGATTGGCGGAGTCGCACCAACATCTGGGTATACAAATTCTATTGACACATACTCTTTCACAATAATTAAAACTGCAGCAGCTACATATACTGTAGCTGCCACAATTACGAAATTTGCGTGAGGATAATATGCCAACAATTATAACGAGAGGTGCGGCATCAGCTCTTCAATATTTAAGCAGTAGTGCCGTGCCAGCTCCGCAACCTCTTAGCTCATTAATTAATTCAGACCCAAATGTATTGGTATATACATCAAGCTTTGGAACAAGGTCTCCTGCTGATAAAATTTCAAATTACGTTATTTTTAATTCAACAAATTTAATTGTTGGAGTAAAATATTGTTACATTATGGGAACAGACGGGGATAGCGCAGGAAACAGAGTTTTGGCGAATGGTACGGTTATATCTTCAAGAGCCTATAATTCTGGAAGCCCAGACTATACGAAAAATAGCATGTTGTACCAGTATGTAAAAAATGGAGTTGGATATCAATGGACAGCTACAACAACAAATCAAACAAGTAGCTATGGCACATTTACTTACAATCCAAAAAACATAACCGCTGGCGACGGGAGCACGGGTTTTGGACATTTGATTGCTAAAAATACCTATAATGCAACGGACCCAGGAAAGGGCGGGGCTTCTTGTTGGGCGCTTCCTTACGACTATTTTTATAATATGTGTTCAGTCTACAGCATACCGTTTGTTGATAATAATGACAATTCTCCATAATATAGGGAAAACATAAAAATGGCGTTTGGTTTAGACGACGCAGTAGGTGCAGCCCTTACGGTCCTCAATAAGTTCATTCCTGATCCTGATGCAAAAATTAAGGCCGAGGCGGATCTCCGCACGGCTTTGCTTGGACTTGATGTGGCTCAGGCCGACGTCAATGCCGCGGAGGCTGCCAGCCCCAATTTATTCGTGTCCGGTTGGCGGCCAATGATCGGCTGGGTCGGCGCTGCCGGTCTGACGTATCAATACATCGTTCGCCCGTTCGCAGTTGGCCTAGGTTGGGCGGCGCTTCCGGCGCTTGACTCATCGCTCATGGAGCTTGTCATGGCTATGCTCGGCTTTGGTGGGCTTCGCACTTATGAGAAGATTAAAGGCGTCGCATCCAAATGAAAGATAATTGGCCTCAATGCTTTGCTCTCATCCTTAAGGAAGAAGGCGGCTATTCAAACGATCCGCACGATAAGGGCGGTATGACCAATCATGGCGTCACCCATATTGATTGGGCGGCTTGGGTTGGGCATGAGCCAACTGAGGACGAAATGAGGGCATTGACGCCAGACGATGTCATGCCGCTTTACAAAAAACGCTATTGGGACGTCATACAGGGCGATGAATTGCCTTATGGTGTTGATTACGCCTTGCTTGATTTTGGCGTTAATAGCGGAACAGGACGAGCCGTAAAACACCTTCAAGCAATCCTCGGGGTTGCTCAAGATGGGGTCATCGGAAACAACACTATGAACGAGATCTCGCGGTGTGATGCCGTTGATTTGTCGGGCAAAATATGCGATGACAGGCTTAAATATTTGCAAGCATTGTCAGATTGGCAATATTTCGGCAAGGGTTGGGGCTCCCGTGTCGTTCGCGTTAAAGAAATTTCAGCCAAAATGGCGTCTTCTTGAGGTGGTTAAATGAGCCTAAATTATACCACCTATGTTGACCAGATAGCCACAATGGCTGTCGTGCCGTCAAACGACCCTAATTTTCAGGCAATTCTTCCATCCATGATTGATTATGCTGAACTTCGTATTCAGCGTGATCTTGATTTGTTTGCCGGTCAAACAGTCAATACGTCATATTTGACGTCAATTGGTTCAGCAACTGTCACGATTCAGGATGCAGACTTTATCACGATTCAAAGCGTATCCTTGTCCCCGACAAGCGGATTAAATACGCCATTGCTTCCTACGACAAAAGAATTTCTTCAATACGTTTATCCAGTTGGTTCGACTAGTGACGTACCGCAATATTTCTCTATGTACTCAAGCAATACTGTTACGACGCAGGGTGGCGGTTCATCCGCAAACCCGACAACGATGTCAATTCGTTTAGGTCCAATTCCTAATGCGGTTTATCCGTTGACGATAAATGGTACGCTGCATACCGCTGCACTTTCTGCATCAAATACACCGACATGGATCAGCACTTATCTTCCTGATCTCTTTATCATGGCATCAATGGTTTATGTGTCTGCATTTCAGCGAAATTTTGGACGGGTCAATGATGACCCTGCAATGGCGCAGACATATGAAAGCCAATATATGGGTCTTTTGAATGGTGCAAAAACAGAAGAGTTCCGCAAGAGGTTCCAAGGCTCGGCGTGGACTTCTATGAGCACATCCCCTGTCGCGACGCCAACGAGGTAACAAATGCCTCATTCAACACTTAAATTAAAACCCGGCGTTGATATCATTGAAACTCCAACACTGAGCGAGGTTTCGTATCAGTCAACAAATTATGCTCGTTTTTTGCCTGACACCAAAGGGCTTGGTCTCATCCAGAAGCTTGGTGGCTGGGTGAATTATTACGGTTCTGCGATCTCATCAACCGTTCGGGCTTTGAAAGGTTGGAGCGATTTTAACAGTAATAATTACCTTGCTGTTGCTGCGCAGACATCTTTAAATATTTTGAACCAAAATGGTCAACTTACAAATATCACACCACAAAACTATAATACAAATGTTGCGCCGAACTTTGTAACGACAGCCGGAAGCACGACGGTCACTGTAACGGATGCAAGCTTTTCGCCTGCAACTGTTGACTATGTTTATTATGAAACGCCAGTTTCCGTTGGGGGCATTGTCCTTCAGGGTTCATACCAAATCATTACATCTAGTGGTTCTTCTTATACAATTTATGCTGACTCTCCGGCCTTTTATGGCACAACTTCCGCGACAAGTTGCACCATCGCAGGAAATATTTTAACTGTTGGCGGAACTGTGACAGGAACATTTGGCGCGGGTATGACAATTTCCGGATCAGGAATCCCGGATGGGACAGTTATTGTTGCTCAGATCGGAGGGACAATAGGAAAGGCAGGAACATATTCTCTTACTATCAGCAAAACAATTTCTTCTCCAATAACAGTAACAGGCAATGTTGCAACATCGTATGCGCTTTCAACGACTGCTGGCTCAACAATTGTTGCGGTAACGTTCGCAAACCATATGTTGACAGTCGGGCAATCTATATACGTCTACGGTTCTAATACAGTCGGCGGAATTGTTATTTCTGGTCTTTATACTGTCATTAAACTTGGCGGCCCCTCTGGGACTGCAACAGACTCATACACAAATCAAATTTTTTGTATTGCAGCGGCAAACGCAGCAACTGCGACAGTTGGCCCAACTTATATAAACAGTGGCAAAATTTATTCTAATTTTTACGTTGCTGTTGGTCCATCTCCTTCAGGTTCTGGGTATGGATATGGCGGTTACGGCCAAGGCGGTTATGGAACAGGTATTTCTCCTGTCGGCGATTTTAATGCCACTGTATCAGGAACGACATTAACTGTAACAAGCATCATTTCAGGAAACGTTGTTGCGGGTCAAAAAATATTGACTGGCCCGTCAAGTGTCCTTGGGTTGCAAATTTTATCTCAATTAACATCAACGGAATCAGGTGGGGCAAATAATCTTCGCGGAACTTATCAATTAAGTGCTTCGTCAGCGACGGTATCGTCTCCGACAGAAATGACCGCATCAATCTATTCTACAGGAACA